TGCTGCGGTCATGCGAGGTCTCCGAATACTACAACGTTAACTATATTTAAATCAGCAACAGCAGGTAGAGTTGTACCGCTATTAATGTGAGCTACTTGTGTTACACCTCCACTTGTTAGATGAGTGGCTATATCAGGATCTCCGGGGTATGGACATGGCGTCCAGTATGCGCCGGTATCTTGACTAGCGCCTACTGTTAACCATACATCGTCTGCCATGTTATTTGTAAAAGTGTATGTATTTGTACCGGTCGAAGTATCAGTAATTCCTGATATATTGAAACTTTTGTGTGTAGTTTGATCGTCTTGCCTCAAACTAAAATATGCCTTTGTAGTTTGTTGCTTAGTCAGTGTAACTGGCCCACCAGATATATTTTGTATAGTATTGATATTTAATTGACTCATACTACACTCCAATATCCATTTACGGTTAATGTGACACCACTATCAACCGTAATAGGTCCAGCAGACATAGCGTTGTCTGCAGAATCAATGGTGTGATTTGCCGATAGGTTTTGATGATTTACTCTAAAAATATTTTGTTCATAACCAATTGCTGCAGAATCAATACCACCGCCACCAGCTGCGGTAATTACTGCTGCATCAATAGTTGCTGGTAAACCGGTTGTAGTAAAATTACCTGATACCAATCTTGCTTTTGATTCTGCCATTTATACCAACTTAAAGTAATTAAATCTAAATGATGCCGCGAATGTAATAAAAGTCTGACCGTCTGCAGTTGATTCAAATTGAATATCACCAAGAGATGTTGGGATACAATCCAAATATCTTACTTGTTTTGTTTGATTATTGTGACTTGAAAGAATTGACAATGTTATATCTGCATAGGTTGGTGTGCTTGTATCTGTGGCGATATTTCCTCTACCGCCGGATCCCATATTGTTATTTATAAGACGTAAAATCCAATTATACATTTCTGAATATGCATTTAAATTTTCATCTAGAAGAATATTTGTAGATAATTCATTAAACGTAAGTGACTCACCTGGGATAGGTAACCCAGCGAGCCGAGGTATTCCCAACTCAACTGGATTCATAATCATACCAGGGTGTGTAACACTTTGACAGAAGAATTCTAGATTAGGATAGTTTCTTCTATCAATAACTAACTTAAAACTGGTAGGTTGTAAGTAGTTAAAATTTTCTGTTAAAGTTGCCATGTACTATTTATACGTTTTTCAAGTTAAAAAAGAGGCAGCCGAAGCTGCCTCAGTTTATTATTTTTATTATTGTCGTTACTAAGCGAGGATGTTGTCCACGCGGAAGATACGATAGTACTGGTTACGCTTATTGGTAGCAGCAGGAATATCGTTTTGTGGAGCCGTTGATGCGGCTGTTGTCACGTATGGGTTGACTTGCATACCATAGCGTGTCTTAAAGCCAATCTTCGGCTGGAAGGTGTCCTCACCGACCGCACGTACCATTGTCAATGGAACGTATGGGCAATAGAAGAGACCTGCGTCATATGGGTTTGTACCCTTATAACCAACTGTGACATAGTCAGTAGTTGCATATGGGTCGATGTAAACGCGGGTACGACCGTTCAGTACACCAGCGAAGGTGTTACCTGTGTCATCAACATTCAAGTTGGTTGACAATGCAGGTGTGTAGTCGAGCATGCCTGAAGCAGAAAGGACAGAAGCAACATCTGAAGAACAGATGATGAAGTTGCCTTTACCGCGACGGGTTTCTTTAGCAATTACGTTTGATTCACGCTCGATCTGTACGATCAGACCCTTGAACTTTTCAACTGACCAACGACCATCTGCATCTGTTGACAAGTCAAAGATACCGTTAAGTGCTGTGTTAGAAGTAGAAGCACCAGTTTTAGCTTGGCTGTTAACAGTACGGATAACTTCACGGTTGATTTCAGCCATGATTTCTGTTGAGAGAATGTTAGCCAGTTCTGTTTCAGCGTCCAGACCATGAATAGCTTTCAAGTCTTGAGCCAGTTCCAGTGAGTATTCAGCTTTCAGTGCACGTGACTTAGCAGTGACTGTTGCTTTCTCAATGGTAAAGCCCATTTCAGCGAAGTCTGAACCACCGGTTGAACCAAGTGCTTCAGCAGATGCCAATGGCATTGCTCCACCAAAGTCTGGGCCTGTACGTGTATCGTCGATTGATGAGTCAGCACTTGAACCAGCAACTGCTGCAGATGAGTCTGTCAAGCCTGCAAGACCTGATGGTCCTTGAGTCTGTGTAGCACCTGAATCGCCAGAGAAGCCAGTAATAGCTTCGTTAAACAGTGCTTCGTTACCGTCGGTAGCGCCTGCACGTGTGGTCTCATAGGTTGACTTCATTGCGAAGATCAAACCGGTTGGGCCTGACATTGGCTGAACACCGCACATATCGTATGCCATCAGATTTGGCATAGCGCGACGTACCAATGCAATCAGAACTGGATTCCAGTTTGCTGCATTGCCTGTGTTGTTTGTTGGAGCAGCTTCTGTAATCATTGCTTCTTCTTTGAATGCTTGCTCTTGATTTTCCAGAATTGCAGCAGTGACTGCTTTTCTGTGATGATCTTTAATGGCGCCCGCTGACTCTTCGTTCAGTACCGGTGCCCATTTCTCGATCAGCTTATCGTATGATACTTGCTGTTGCATTTTTATTGGACTCCCAAATTATTTGTTAGTTTTTTGGATTGCGGAGAGATACTGAGCCATAGTATCAGAAGTTACAATTGGTGTTTCGCCATCGTCATCTTCCTCAATGTCAGCAGACTCAGTTACTTTTTTGGTAAAGTATGATTCTTTAACGGTTTGAACTTTTTGTGCAAAAGTTTCTTCGTCTTCAAAATCAATATCTTCTACCAAACCTTTAAGTTTTTCAACTTGAGTTTCAGCAAGATCTGAAGAATGTTCACGGATGATAGCATCACGCTTCAATACTTCCAACTCTTCCTGCATTTCAAGTGATTTTGTTACTGCAGTATTGTGTGCTTCTTCAAGCTCAGCAATTTCAGCAGCCATTTCGTCAACTAGGTCAACCTTTGATTCTGGAACCTCGATATAAGACTCAGTAAACAGATCTTTCAAGCTGTTCATGAACTTTTCTGCGATTTCAGTACGAAGGCCAGTCTGAACGGCGAGTTTGTTCTCTTCCATCCAGTTCTCAACTACGTAGTTAAGATAGCTGTCGACTTTTTCAACGAGATCAGCTTTAGTAGATTCAACTTCTTCAGCCAATTCTTCGTTGTATTTCTCTTCAAGACGATCAATTTCTTCGGCAAGCTTTGATTTAATAGCTGCTTCGAAAATGATTTCTGCCTTTTCTTTGAACTCTTCAGACAAAGTAGCTTCTTCAGCAACCAATGCATTTAGGTCTTCTGAAAAATCTGCTTTATAATCAAGTTCAGGTGCTTCAGCAATTGTGTCTCCATCAAAAGCTTCTGGATTAGTGTTAGCTGTAAGTGTAGCTAATACACCACCAAGCTTTTCTTTTGACATACCTTGCATTGCACCGACTGCAGCTGACATCATAGCAGCTTTAGTCTTTGGCATTGGATCCTGTTTCGTATTGTCACCTTTACGAGCAGGTGCTTTCTTCACACCAGCGTCTGCCTTATCGACAGAAGCTACTGACTGTGCTTCAGCATTTTTAGGATCGTGAGCTTCTTCCACGACATCGTTGTCATCGTCATGGAGTTCAACTTCCTGATCTTCAATGATTTGATCTTCAGTCATTATTGACTCCTTTATTTAGATTTGAGCAACGAGAGGAAATTCTTAAACTCACGAACTTGTGTCTCATAGAGATCCGCGCGCGGAGCTTTCTTAATTTCAGTCTCAATTTTTTCAATTGCCTGAGCTTCGATGATGCCGTTATTCCATACCCATTCAACACCTTCCATAACTCCATTAACAAAAGCGCTAGGAGCAGATGGGTCTTGAACAATATCTACTGCATTGAGTAGAAAGTCTGGTTTTACAACCATGGCGCCACCACGATTTTCGAGGCTTCCCATTCCACGAGTTGATACGCCTAGTTTGACTCCTCCATCCAACAAACCTTTTACAATTTGTCCCATAGGAGTTTCCAAAATAGTCGCCTTACCCACAACATCGTTACCTTTCCATTCAAGGTTGTCGATCTTGTGAGAAACTTTGTCAAGATTAACGGTAGGACCTTCAGGGTGATTTAATTCACCAACAGCTCTGCCCTTTGAAACTTGTTCAGTAACATATTTATTTACTGCACCTTCCATAACAGGCTTTGGATATATTCTACCGTTACGATTCTTTTGTTCGGCTGACATGAATACACCTTCAATGGCATACTTCTTGCCGCCCTCTTTGGTAGCCTCTGTGATGACTTCCAAATGGTCTTCAGTATATTCAGCAATCAGCTTCATTTCTTAAGTACCTTTATAATCTCTGTTACAGCTTTTTCAGCTTCTTGTTTTGTTCTATAACGATCTAATCTATCGCCATCTACGTAGGCAACAAATCCGTTTCTTTCCTTATAGATCATAACCTGTATTCTACCCAATTTCTTATTGACCACTAATTGGCCTTCGGGTCTCCTACCGGTTAACTCTCTTAGCTGAAAATAACTTTTCATTTTATTACTATTATTTATAATTTTATTATTTTTTACTCAGAAGAATTTTCTTCTTCATCGTCTTCTAATTCGAGTCCTTCTTCATCGTCGTCGTCGTCGTAATCTTCGACTTCGTCATCTTCCTCATCATCTTGTTCCTCGGATTCAAGCTCCCCCTCTCCTTCAAGGTCAAGTTCGAGCTGTTCATCTTCAGATGGATCGAGTTCTTCTTCATTGTCTTCGACTCCATTATAAATTGTATCCGCTATACGAATTTGTTCCTGATCTAATACATCATTTAATTTGACTGTCATTAGATCATCAAAGATATTATTAGCTTTTGTAAATTCATTATCCATGGCATGCTGAATCATATCACGAATTTCTGGTGGTGGCAGCTCATTTGCTTCAGGTTCTGGTGCCATCGTCTGTGCTTCTGCTTCACTCATTGATTATTTCCCTTCACGTTAATATCAATACTATGTTTTTGACCACCAGCTGGTGGTACTTCTTGTGGTACTTCTTGTGGTACTTCTTCAGGTTCTTCTTCAGTTTCACCATCTATTTCTTTTTTCATTTTTTCAATGTCTTCATCAGAAAGCATAAGAACATTCTTTTGAATCCATTCTTTAGAGTAATATTCACCAACATAGTTCTGAACCATATCAAGTGTCTGTACTCTTTCGCGAAGTACTTCAATATCACGTAACTCTGTAAAGTGGTTATCCTTTACAAAGTCAACTGTAATATCATTCTTCCATTCTTCCCAATCCTCTTCTGTGCAAATGCCTTTCAAGACAAGCTGCTTTTTCAGAATACCATAGAAAAGATGTGCGAATCTCATACGAAGTCTATCAATAAACTTCTGGAATTTTAATTCATCGCGATTAACTTCAGTAGATCTACCGAGAGAGAATTGCGCTTCTTGTTCCAAACGATTGATTGGAACGTTCAGTGACTTATATACTTTCTTTTGGAAATAGATAATATCTTCTATTTGACCAAGATTCTCTCCGCCTGGAAGTGTAGAGATTTCTGTTCCTCTACCACCTTCACGACGTG